CTTGATGTGGTGAAGCGCCCTACTTATAGCAGAAAGTCCTCCATCACCCCTCACCAAAATACTCGGCTAGACGACGTACGGTCTCATAGGATGGGTTGGCGGTGCGGCCTTCACGCAGGTCAATCAAGGTGCCATGTCGCACACCAATAGCCTTGGCGATCACGCTCAGGCGGCGATCAAACAACTTCTTGCGAATTTCGTCTAGCGTCAGCATTTTTTGCTCCAGCGGTTAAAATGAGGCTTGACCTTAAGCGCGCGCACCCCTACTGTCAATCCCATCGGTAGCAGAAATGAAGTTTAACAGTGCCGATAGCGAAAGGAAAGAATCGTGAGTAGCATTCTTGACAAAGCCGCACCTCCGGTTAATGAGGCATTGATTGTGACGGTGTGCGGGACACCCGGCTCCGGCAAAACCAGCATGGCTTGCTCTTGGCCCTCCCCCTACCTGATCCGCACGCAAGGCGAGGCCATCCCCCGCGACATCCCCAAGCACCAAACGCCCGTATCTATCGGAGAAACGGCGTCATCGGAAGTTCTTTTTGAGCAACTTCTTGCACTCGCCCGCGAGGAACATGGCTTCAAGACCGTTATCATCGACAGCGTGACCGGCCTTGAGCAGATGTTTGTCAACGAGGTGCTGGCATCCGATCCCAAGGCAAAGGCCATTCAGCAAGCTGGTGGCGGCTATGGCGCGGGGCGTGATGCTGTTGCGGCCATGCACTCTCGCGTTCGAAAGGCTGCTGAGGTGCTGCGTAAGCGAGGCATTAACGTGGTGTTTTTGGCTCATAGCGATGTCGTCCAGATCAGCCCGCCAGACTCGGAAGCCTATTCGCAGTATTCTCTGCGGCTGCACGGCAAGTCTATGGCGTTTTACGTGGACTCGGTCGATGTGGTCGGATTCCTGCGTCAGTCCACCGCTTTGGTGGGCGAAGAGGGCCGCAAGCGGGCTATCGGTGGCGAACGTGTGCTTGTCACATATCTGACGCCAAGTTCCGTGTCGAAGAATCGCCTCGGCATCACCGAGGAAATCCCTGTGGAGCAGGGCAAGAATCCGTTGACCCAATGGGTGTTGGGTGACGCGCCGCAACCGAAGTCCGCCAAGAAGGGTGCCGCCCACGTGTCGGTAGGGCACTCGCAGGATGCCGAGCGCATCCCCAGCGAACTCGCAGACGAAGTTGATCCTGCCGATTACGCAGAGTGAATTAACCAAGGAGAATGAATATGAGTAATATGTTTACACTTTCCGACGGAACCCAGTCAAACGCGGGGGATTCGTTTGAGACTCCCAGCGGCGACATCGCTCCGATTCCCGACAACTCCTCTGTTCTCGCCATGATTAGTGGTGCAAAGTGGGAAAGCCCGCGTGACGACAGCAGTGTGTCGTTCGTCCAGCTTGAGTGGACTGTCCTTCAGCCCGCCGATTATGCCAACCGCAAAATTTGGCAAAAGTGCTGGGTGAATGACCTTGATCCGAGTGCCAAGGATGTCGAGAAGGCCAAGAAGAAGCGCGACAATGCAATCCGCTTGCTTGACTCCATTGATTTCAACTGCGGAGGACGGCTTAAGAAAGCTGTGGCAGCCAATGGCACCGGCATTGCAGACGACGACGACCTGGCTATTTGCCTGTCCAACCGCCCCATGGTCATCAAGCTGAAGGTCTGGGAGATTAAGGATGGTGCAGACGTAAAGTCCGGCAACTGGGTCTGTGCCGTCGCACCCAAGAGCGCCGAAGTATCTGTTCCGAATGCGCCCGTGAAGAAGGCGGGTTCCTTTGCTGAAGCCCTGAAGGATGATGTGCCATTCTGAGTTGAGCCCGAGTGGAAGCCCCGCTGGCAGACCGGGGGCTCTGAAGTCTGCCACATAAAAACATAGGAGATTTACATGACACAACAACATGAACAGCGCAGCGAAGGATGGCTGCAACAGCGCAAGGGGCGTGTAACGGCAAGCCTTGTGGGCGCCATTCTAGGCCATTCGCCATATATGACTCGGGCACAGGCCATGCGGTCTATGGTGCGCGATTACCACGGGGCAGAGCGTGAGTTTTCTGGCAACGTGGCCACACGCCATGGTACCATGAACGAAGCTGGTGTCGTGATCGACTTTCAGATGGAAACAGGCTTGAAGGTTGAGAAAGCCTATTTCGTTGAGTTTGAGGATTGGGCCGGGGCTTCCCCTGATGGCTATGTGGGCGACGATGCAGTGCTTGAAATCAAGTGCCCGTATTCCCTGCGGAATTCCGATGCGCCTGTGCCATTCAAAACATTGGCTGAGCAGCAGCATTACTACGATCAGGTGCAGTTCCAGATTTTCTGCACCAAGCGGGACCGGGCGCACTTCTACCAGTGGGCACCGAATGGCACCAAGTGGGAGGTTGTGGACTATGACCAAGCATGGATGGATCGCAACATCCCACGCCTGAAGCAGTTCCATGCCGAGTTTCTGGATGAGTGCAAGAACAACGCTGAGGAGCACCTGCACCAAAAGCCGCGAGTTGTGATTGATACGCCAGAGGCACATCGCATGATCCGAGAGTGGGACGAGATTGCCGAGCAGGCCACACAACTTGAGGCGCGCAAGAAGGACTTGCTGGCCCAGATTGTTGCTGAAGCCAAGGAGCAAAACGCCGACTTTGCGGGCCGTAAACTGACACTGACGCAGAAGGCTGGCAGTATCAGCTACGCTAAGGCGATCAAGGAACTTCTGCCAGATGCTGACCTTGAGAAATGGCGCGGCAAACCAACTGAGTTTTGGGGGGTGAGGTGATGGAACGGCCACACGGCATATCCAACAAAGATTACATTAATTACCTTGCATCAAGAATAAATACGCTTGAGATTTCTCTTGATTTTGCCCGGGCTGCCCACGACCTGCACTTTGCCAGAAGGATGGATTATTCTGCTGCGAAGATCAAGGCAGGGGAGGCGGCCTTTATGCGTATTTTCGCAGAAGTGGCTGCCCACGATCATTACCTAAAGGCGGAAAACAAAAGACTTGAGGCGAAGATAAAGGAAATGGAAAATGACACAAACTCGTAAATGCAAAGACTGTATGTTTTGCACTCTTGAGGACGACACAGAGTGGACACCACGGCCGCTTAGACCAGTAAATGTGGTCATTATCCAACGTCATTTCTGTCGTTACATGCCGAAGGTTTTGCGCGTTACCCCAGATGGATGGTGTTTCCAGTTTAAGGAGAAGGAAAGCGCGTGACAAACTCCCTCGCAGAACGCAATGCCCGCCAAGCCGCTGAGACGGCTTTACTCAGAGGCGAATTAGCGGAACTGATTGCCAATGGCTTAACGATTGATGGGGCAGCCGCAGAGATGGGCATTCCGTTCCATCGGGCGAAGAAGTATTGGCAGCATATCCGCAATACCCTTGGTGAGCAGGCTGTGTGAAAGCGAGTAATAAATGACACCCCAACTCCGCCCATACCAGAAACTAGCCGTAGAGGCCGCATTCCAGCAGTTAAAATCCAGCATCGAACCATTCATTATTGAAGCTGCGACTGGTGCTGGCAAGAGTCTCATTATTGCAGAGGTCGCGCGGCTAATCCACGCCTTCACGGGCAAGCGCGTCCTCTGCACGGCACCATCGGCTGAACTTGTCGTCCAGAACCACGGCAAATACAAGGCCACGGGAAATCCGGCCTCCATGTTTTCTGCTTCGGCTGGCCAGAAGTCGCTTGCGCACCCTGTGGTATTTGGCACACCCCTGACGATCAAAAACAAGATCGGCGCATTCAAGAAGAACTTTGCACTTATCATAATTGATGAGTGCGACCAGATAACGCCCACGCTCAAGGCCATCATTGACGAGATGCGCGAGGGCAATCCCAACTTGCGGGTGATGGGGCTCACTGCCACGCCATACCGCCTTGGATCGGGCTATATCTTCCGCGAATGGGATGATGGTGAGATCAACGGCGATGATTGCTGCATCGACCCATATTTCGTCAAATGCGTGTATCGCATCACGGCGCATGAGTTGATTGAACAGGGCTACCTTACCAAGCCTATCGTCGGCGCGATCAACGCCGAAGGGTATGATACCTCCCATCTGCATCTGAACAAGCGCGGTCAGTTCGATGCAGCAGATGTGGATAGGGCCTTTGTCGGTCATGGACGCAAGACAGCAGCCATTGTTGGTGACATCGTTTACCAGTCGCGCAACCGTTGCGGCGTCCTGATCTATGCGGCAACAGTGCGCCATGCTGAAGAAGTATTGGCAAGCCTGCCGCCATCATTGTCTGCCATCATTACCGCTGAGACAAAGAACCGCAAGGAAATACTTGCTAAATTTGCGCGGCAGGAAATCAAATACATTGTCAATGTGGCAGTCCTGACAGTGGGCGTCGATATGCCACACGTTGATGTGATCGCTGTTCTTCGTAAGTCAGAGAGCGTTAGGCTGCTCCAGCAAATTATCGGGCGCGGACTTCGCTTGTTTGAGGGGAAGGATGACTGCTTATACCTTGATTACACTGACAACGGAGAGACACACTTCCCCGATGGCGACTTGTTCGACCCTATGATTACCGCCCGCAAAACCACTGGCGATGGCACGATGATTAAGGCCGAGTGTTCCGAATGTGGCTATGAGAACCACTTCAAACTGAACCCGGACTACAAGGACTACACGCTTGATAGGCACGGGTACTGCCTAGATACGTTTGGGAGCCCCATAGAGACGGAATACGGCCCGCTGGCAGGTCACTATGGTCGCAGGTGCTTCGGCTACGTCAGGACGGGCGAGAAGGGCCAGCACGAGCGTTGTGGACACCGCTGGGCTGGTAAGGACTGCCCCCAATGCGGTGAGACCAATGACATTAGTGCGCGGTATTGCTACGAGTGCAAGGCCGAGATTGTAGACCCCGGCGAGAAGTTGGTCGCCGAGTTCAAGGCGCTCAAGAAAGACCCGCATAAGCCACAGTGCGATAGGGTGTTGAGTATGACTTGCAAGGAGAGCATATCACAGAAGGGCAATGCCACCGTGCGAGTTGATTGGGTCACTCCACACAGGCAGTTCAGCACATGGTTTATGAAGGACGCCAAGGGAGCCCGACAGCAGGCCGACTATGGTAAGTTTATCGCAGCCACGCAGGATGGGGCGCCCGTGACGATCAGTTACGTCAAAGAGCGTGAGACAAGTTTCTACCGCATATTGGCATACAACCGACTGGCTGATGAAGATCCAGAATTGAGAAAGGATAAGGCGGCATGAACCTCAAGAACCTCCCCTTCAGGGTGTATGGCGAACTCAAATACCGTGGGGAATGCGACGTTGAGGACATCGAGCAAATCTCGTTTCTCAATCGGTTGCGCAAGACATATCCCGATACATATGGGCGCATTGCCGTGCATGTGAAAAACGAGGGATTGGTGCGCGGAGGGCAGTTCTCGGCCATGTCGCGGCATAGGGCTATGGGGCTGGTTGCGGGTGCACCAGACATCGTGATCCCCGGAAGCCCCACATGTTTGATCGAGATGAAGCGGCGGGATCACACTAAATCCAATCTGGCGCAGGAGCAGATTGATTATCTCACCGCAGCGCAAGAACTCGGGGCCTTTGTGTGTGTGGCCCTGGGGGCGCAGGCGGCATGGGATGCGTTTCAGGATTATTTGAAGGAGGTTGGGTAGATGAGTATCAGAGGTTTCGCGGCCCGTGCGATTGGCCGCCTTGTCGGCAGACTGTCTCGCGGCGCACTGTGGGGTTACATGCACCATGGCGGCGTCGGCTATGCACCCCTTTGGTGCGGGTGTCATGGCTGCAAAAAGCACTTAGCAGAGATGGCCGAACTACGCAGCATGGCATATGGGATCAGGACTGCGGCAGAGGATGATGTGTCCGCGCGGGATGCTTTGGCCGCCCTGATAGCCCCCAACAATGCGGGAGGCGTGCACCTTGTTGTCAAAGCTGGCAATTTAGAGAGGGCGCGGGCCATTGCTTGGGGGCTCAAGCCATGATTTGCGCTTGATCACATAAAAAATGACGCTATGGTTGGGCGTATAGAGACAAGGAGTAAATGACATGACATATCATTACGAAACCGAATTGATGTTTTCCATTGCGGATGGCGAGCAACACGTGTTGCCCATTACGATTGAGTATAGCGTGCATCGCGGGTGTCGTGAGACGCGAGATTATCCCGGCGAGCCCGACACGGTTGAAATCGACAAGATCATTATTGATGATAGCACAACCCCGCAGTGGGTTTATGATTTGGCTGACAAGAGCAAGTATATCATAGGGTTGCTTGAAGACCACGCGAGGGAGTGCAGGGAATGTTGACTGACATCGAACTTGCTCGGCAACGTGTTGCATCCCGCTGGTCTGCGGGCTACACCAAGCGGGCCATTATCAATGGCGAGTGGGACTTAGGCCAACTCGTCAAGGATGAACTTGAGCAAGTCCGCCATGAGCGTACCGCCCTGCGTGAGGAGATTGCAGATGACTGATCTGGCGAACATGCTGAAAACGGTAGCCCCATCAGAGCAAGGTAAAATGTTGCGTATTGTCAGAAGTGGCATTTGCGCCGAAAGGGCGCGGCAGAAAGCCGCTTGCCGCATGTCTGAGTGGGCCATGTTCCACATTAGACGACTTAGCGGTGCCTACATGGAGGCTGCATTTATGCTGTTACCTGACCGCGCGGCAACCAGCATAGTGACCGTCGGGTCGTGGACACACGCGGTTGTTTGGCCCCGTGAGACGCAACATTACAACCTTGGGGTGGCGCAATCCCCCTCCCTTGCATTACTCGCTGCAATATATAAGGCGACAGGGTGCAGTAGAGTCGCAGATGACTAGCGCACCATCACGCCCTTCCCAATACGGCGGCAACAAAATCCCAGAAAGCTATCTGGCGAAGTTCTTGCCTGCGCCAAGGGATGAGGGGCTGCCATACGAACTGCGGCTGTTTTTGGATGGGCTTGGAAATGGGAAGAGCATAAATGACCCTGAATGACTACCAGACCGCCGCACTCGAAACAGCGGTGTATCCGCGCAATCCAGCAACGGCGCGCGTGTATACGGCCCTTGGCCTTGCAAGCGAAGCGGGAGAGTATGCGGGGAAGGTGAAGAAGTCTATCCGCGACGCCTACTTCAACCGTGACGAGGCGGGGGCCGAACTTGGCGATGTGCTTTGGTATGTGGCCGCTGCGGCAGATGCGCTGGGCCTTACCCTAAGCGAACTCGCAGAGGGCAACCTCGCTAAACTCGCAGACCGCAAGGCCCGCGATAAACTCAGTGGCTCTGGGGACTATCGGTAACAGCCTCATTGTGAATTTCCAGTAGGCGCCGCGTATTCACTGTGCAAATTTCTAGATCGGTGTTCAGGCGTGCATCCAACTCGGAAGTTCCACCGGGTCGGTTGCCGCCTTGGGCCATGTCCTCTTTGCCGGAGGGGGGCAGTGATCCGCCGTCACCTTGATATTTTGCGGCCCGCAACCTGCCAATGTAATCGGCAAGATGGCGAGAATCGTCAACCCGAGCAGCCGCGACACGTTGATCCGTTGCATCATTCTGTTCCTTTTCATGCTTAATCGCCGCATCCCGTTCAGCCGTGGCGCGGGTTAGTTCTGCGACACTAGCCTTATGGGCGCTGTCCAGAGCCGCGCGCACCAAACTGACTTCCCGCTTGGCGGACTGCTCTCCATGCCAGAGCCACACACAGGCCAGAAGGAGGCCCCAACAAGCACAAGGCAGTGGATGGTCGCAGATGATGCTCCAAAGTGCCCTCAGACGCCCCAGAGCCCACGAGGCGGCAATCGCCAGCATGTTGCTTAGATCACATGCCCAAGCACGCCCGCAACGACGATGGCAGGCAGCCAGTAAATCCAAGTGGACGTATAGGCGGTCACCACTTTGCTGAACAGCGATTCTGCCACAACAACATCGGCATGGACGACGTTCCCAGCAGCAGCCACATCGGCCTTCAGCGAAGTCTCAATGGTTTCAATAGTCATTTCTCTTCTCCAGTTGTGGGAACCAGCGTCCCGATAACGGCAATGGCAACAAAAACGTAAGACCATGGAGAAGCAAGGGCCGCAGCGCCAGTTACGCCAGTGCCAATCGCTGCCCATGTGCTGCGCTCATTCAGCCGAGCCTTGATATATTCTAGCACCTTCATACCATATACTCCTTACCCAATGCAATGCTAGGCCCAAACCCCCAACACCGCGATGCCATTCGCCTGATCGACCGACACACCCGCTGGCAGTGTGCCCGGCCAAACCGGCGTGCCGTTGGTGTCGAGTGTTACCGCTGGATCGTTCACGCTCAAATAGTAATGCCCCGCCACGCCCTTGGCTGGGATCGTCGTGGCGCCGCCATCGGGGCCGGTGGCGGTCTGCTCTGGCACAGCAGCGCCAAACAGGTTGGCCGGATACGCTACCACAAGCTGATTGCCGTCCAGCTTCATGGTCATGGCTTGCAGGGTGAGCGGGTCGGTGGAGGTGAGATAGATCACGGCCATTATAGGTGCTCCCTAATCAGTTTAATGCGGCGCGAGTTTGTCGGGTGGTCAATCGCGAGCCACGGGGATGGCGTGTGCTCAAGGAAAGACACCGCGCCGTGCGGGCCGTATCCAGCCAGCCGCATCAGGCGAATACCCATCGCGTCCGCGTCGATTTCAGCCTGCTTCGTGCCCAACTCACCCGTGATGTTATGGCCCAGTTCATGAGCGATCACGAAGGCAAGCTCATCCCCGTTGCGGGCCTCTTCCACCATCCTAGTGGTGATCGCGATGTTCTTACCGTCCGACCACGCATTAAGTTCGCGGCTGTCCACCAGCACCACAATGTCGCTGGGCAGTGGTCTCGTCGTCACGAATGGCGTCATTACGTCCAGCGCGGTGACGATAGCTATGAGGGCCGCAGGCGTCATTGCGTTAGGCTTTGGAGGGTGGCTGCGGAGAGTGCGGTGGGGTAGTAGGTGAGGGTGCGGAGGTGGCCGGAAAGAGCCGTTTCTGCGCTATCCCCACCTATGCCTAATTGGTTGACAGAGGGGACTGTCCCTGTGCTTCCAAAATTATAGCCGCCGCCGTTGGTTGAAATCTGGAACCCAGCAGACTTGTATGACCCCGCGATCTTAAATGGGGTTGAAGCCGAAAGTGCGCTAGATGAAAGAACAGATTGATTGCTGCCGCCTGTAGTTACAATGTGGACAGCAACCAGTGCAGATAAATACAGCATAATGCGGTTACTGGAAGTCCCGTCATCCGCCACAGAGACGGTGGCTTGCCCCGTTGTCCTTACCGTATCCGCCCCCACCACAAACGTCCCCTGCGCCAAGTTATACCAACTAGAGAAGTTGCTCCCCGTCATGGTGGCGCTGTCCGCCGCGCGGGTTGCGGTGGTGGCGCCGGTGGGGATATAGCTGGTGGCGAAGGAGCCTGTCTCTGCCTGTGCGTATTGCACCGTGCCGGAGACGGTCGCGGTCAGTGTGCCCGCAGTCGGCGTGAATGTGTATGTCTTGCGAGACGGATATACACCAGTGCCAGTGATTGTTGCCGTTGCGGTGCCGGTCAGAGTGATGGTGCCCGTGCCATAGAAGCTAATCGTGTAAGGCGTTGCGCTCGTGGTGATTGACTGCGTGGAAAGGCTTGTGCCATCCGCCTTTGAGTTCAGGAACAGATTCGTCGCCTGCCCCTCAATCAGCAGCCCCAGCGGCGTGCCGATGCTGGTGGGTGAGTAGTCAAAGCGGGGAACATTGCTTGATGCAGCGGTCAGGACACCGGCTGCATTGGTGTAATAGGCCGTGGATGCGCGAGAGAACGTAATGCGCGGGTCAAGCGCGGTGGTTGAGATGAAGTTGAGCGAGAGGGTGGGCTTGGGGGCGCCGCTTGATAACAGCGCGCGGCGGACACCTATCAGGCTCATGGCCTTAGTCCTGCAACGTAACGAGAGACACCGAAACGTCAGACGTGCTGGTAAACGTCGGCGTCCCCGTGCAAACCAATACACCATAAAGGTTGGTATTATCGGACACATAGGCCGCGCCTATGCCATCCAGTTCCCAAGTAGTCTCAGTGCCCAGCCCACTATCCGGCGACGATAGGGCAAATGGCCCCGTCAGGCCCGCAATGTCCGCAGCATTGATTGCGGGGGCCGCCTTATCCGTCCACGTCGAGTTAGTGGGGTTGGTCGTGAACAGATAGAGTTTCAGGCCAGTCGTCTGCACCGACTTACACTTCACGCGGATTGACTGAAGAATGCCGCTATCCGCGCTGCCAAAGACATTCGCAAACGTCATCAAGCCACCAACGTCATAGCCTGCCGTATAGGCGGAAGACGCAGTAACGGTGGGCGTCACCATAATCCTGCTGGTGCGACCCAAGATAGAGCCGATAATATTCGTGCCAGCAGGTGTGGCTGCTACACAAGCGGCGTAAAGGCCCTTGAGGGTAGCCACCACAGAGGCAGAGCCAGAACCCGCATAGGCAGCATCCCCCTTGGCACCCTGCGTGACATCGGAGCCGTCAGCAACGGTGACACCACCAATCACATTTGACCCGGTAGGTAGCGGCCCAGTCAGCGTGGTTGTGCCACCGCCCGTCACCAAGCCGGAGCCAGCACCAATCGTCAGCGTGGTCGTGCCGGACGCTGTGATACCAGCAATATAGCCATTAGAACCGGGGGCCAAAGCGATCCAGCTACCAGGCTGCACGGGGATTTGCGCGGTAGTGGCCGACACGGCATTGCCGCCAAGATTCACATAGGCTGCAACAGAGCCGACATTCCACACAACAATTTCAGAGCCAGAGGGCAGCGCGACATTACCGCTCGCATTAGTGACCGCCAAAGTTGTATAAGAGCCAGTCGGCGTCCATCCACCGATACTGGCTGCAAACGAGAGAGAGCCACCCGCAATATAGATGTTTTCAGCAACGCTGCCGCCGCCAATATCCGTCCACGTCCGCTGCGTAGGCTGCGGGAAGCCATTCGGCTGATAAGTAGTGATGATGTCGGTCTGATTAGCCATTTACTTTGCTCCAGAGAGCCGTAACGCGCAGGCTAACACTTGTCGCCACAACCGTCCGGCGATAAACCCATCGCATTGATAGGCGGGGCCGAGACCCCACCCAACAATCAATACGATTCCATCTCCATGTCCAGCTTGCGGCCCTTGGGCGCTTCGCCCTTGCGAGCAGAACTGAACGGGCTGGATTCGCACGAGCCACCCGACTTGCGAGGCTTGCGGCCAGCGTGATGCTTGGCCTCCTTGCCCTCAACTTCCTGCTTGGCGGCACCGCCGCACTTGCGGGCAGCGCGGCCACCACGCTTGCGCTCTTCGGCTTCGCGCTCGACATTGCTGTCCTTGGTGTAGGACATATTCTTGTGCTTCAGGTCTTCAGCCGCGTCGTTAACGCCGCCAGTGGAACGAGACTTACGTGCATGGCTCTTCATGGGAGGCCCTCCTTACGCGGTGTAGTTTTCAGTGGGATAGCTGTTGCCGCTCTGAATGTAGTCCACAATCAGGGTGCCAACGCCATTACCAGTGTTAGTCGAGGTCAGAACAATCTGAACATCGGTCGTGCCGACATTGGTCCAGTTGTTGATTTGCGTGGTCGAAGTGCCCGGCGTCACAACAATGCGGCCCAAAGTGCTGCCAGCAACGCCGCCAGCGGTCGTCAAAGCCGTAGCGGAAGCAGTCGTGCCAATGCCAAGCGTAGACGAGGAGCCAGACCAAGCCGTAGACACAAACAGATAGATGCCCGTGATGATGCTATTCGCAGGCACTATGATGTTGGTCGCGAACACGCCAGCCACAGTACCATTGGTCGCTTGCGTGACAGTCTGCCACTGCGAGGTCAGGCAAAAGCCGACATTCTGCTGGCCAGCACTGCCGCCAACACCAGCAAGGTTATTGGTGCCGTCGCCATTCAACACATTGCCCGACAAAACCGGGCCGGTAAATACTGTGGCACTCATCAGCGCGCCTCCTTGAAGTTAGAGTCGGCGCCATGTTTATCCTTGTTTCTTCAAAACATGAACGCCGACCATTAAAAGCAATTACTCGGGTGAGACCACTTACGAAGTTGGAAAACTTCCCCACAGGGCTCGCCAGTTGTAGTAGCCACAAGAATAACGTTCATAGCCTTTCACCAAAAGGTTGTCAGTGACGAAATCGACCTGCATATCGGTCTCGAACTTAACGCGCTCCATGTAGGACAGACCGTCGATGTTGGTCAGCAGGAACCATGCATACTGCGAGGTCAGGAAGTCATTGACCATGTAGCCCTCGGACAGACCGCCAGCGGTCGAGATGATGGCGTTGACATCGTTATCGGCAGTACCGGGGCGCAGTTCCGTTTTGGTGAGGCGGATGGCCACGGGCTCAAGTTGGGGCGGCACGATCAACTTACGGCCACGGGCGAACATTTTCAGATTCGCCTGATCGCGGAAGTTGGTACGAATGGAAATCATGCCATTCAGCAGGGTGGCTTCATTGAGGTCAACCTGCGTGGTCGGGGTGTTGGCCACCGTCGAGCCGTCGATGGGGTGAGCCGTCGAGCAGAGAGCCACACCGTCGCCGCCAATGGAAGCGTTGTAGGTGGTGGCGGTGTTCAGCACGTTGGCCGCGTAGATTTCCTTGGTCTGATGGAACGATTCAATCAGGCCGAGGTTCGACGGGGAAAACTGCGTCTTGTAGAGGTTATCGTCAATGGCCTTACGGGTGATCGCATAACCAAGAGCGATTTCGCTGTGCTCTTGGTTGTATAAGAACCGCTCGCCAGCGCCGTTATCAAAAGCGGTCTGGGCGCCTTCGGTCTTAAGCTGGGCAAGCCCGAGGTAACGCATCTCAGGGGTGCGTTCCAGAGCCATCTTGGAAGTATGCTTGGTGAAGATTTTGTCGTACTGCGACGGAATCTGCTCATACTTGCCTTCAATCCCACGGAGGCCGGGGAGGAGAAGGTCTTTGATTGCTGAAAGATTAACAGCCATTGTGCCTTACTCCTTAGATACCGGCGCCGGGGCGATTGGGCATAGCGTTGTTGAACGCGACGATGATCCGGTTGTAGCCGAGCGTCGGATCGGTGTTGTTGCCGATGGAACTGGATGCGATGGGGCTGGTGCCGCCAACGACATAGTTCTGGACGCCGACAACGCGGAACGGCAGGTAGGCATTCGAGACAGCGCCCGCAGCCGAGTTGGCAGTGAGGGTATACTGATCCGCGAAGTAGGTCGAAAGACCAGTGGCAGTGTTGCCGTTGGTCTCGCCAGTTGCCGTGGAGTCGTTCCAGTTGAAGCCAATGTTCTGGCCGACAGCCGAAAGGCCAACTGCCGTAGCAGTCGTATTCGAGTTGGCGGTCTGCACCGAGAAGTTGGCGTTGGGGTCATTGACGATATAGGCGGTAACGTCGCCATTGGCGTCAGAACCGGGCCAGTAGTTAGACCAAACGGTGCGCTTCTGGGCTGTCGAGAGATACTTGCAGCCAACGAAGATACCCGCGATGGGGGTATAGACGTAGCCGGTAGCAGCCTGCGTAGAAAGGGCGCCGCCCGAATAGGCGAAAGTAGCAGTCGTAGTCGAGGACGAAAGGATCGTCCATGCGCCGTTCAGCGTGGTCGCGGTGGTCAGGCCGGTCAGAACCAGAGTTGCGCCAACCGGAGGAGCAGTCGTGGTCGTGAAGGTGGCGGTGACGATGCCGTTCGACAGCGCGAAGCCGGAAATGGCGAGCGTCGGCGGAGTAATGGGGGCCTGCGTGATATAGCCAGTGCCAAGGCCGGTCGTGCCGGTAGCCTGAACCACGGGGTCGCCAAAGAAGATGGGGGTGGTATTAGCCGACGAAACGGCTGCGGAAACTTGCTCATAGGACGGCGTGGTGCCGGTGCCTGAATACTGACTGAAACCGTTAGGAGCGAAAGTATTCGCCATGACGGGTCTCCTTTATAAAAAGGAGGCCATCATCGCTCCCCTGGGCGATCTAGGCCGGAAAAGATTATACTCCCACGCCGGGGGGAGTGAATAATCCCCGCGAAAGGGGATGTTGGGCACGACTTGTAACGATTGTTGCCTTATTCGTCAAGTGCAGTTATTAGGGGGTGTGGAATACCACGCCGGAAGGACAGAAATTAGTATGCGTTTCAAGATTACGTTGAACATGCCGTCGCGCAAGGGTTACTCGGTTCATCAGATTTTTGCGGAACATTCTGCCGAATCCATTGAGGATTTCATGCGTGAGTTTGCGGACGACGGATTTATTGTCGTGCATGAATTGTATAAGGACGGAGAGGATGGTGTTCTTCGCCCACATGGCGAACTGGGCATTTCATATATGCTCGGCTGCAAGGTCGCTGTGCTGGACGATGATTGGGCGAGGGATTAACCTCCGCCCATAATCTGCTGCAACGTAAGAAGCGGGTCAAACTCTCGGGCGCCCTTCGGCCTGTAGGATGGCTTACTGACTTCGTAAATCAGGGTTGTCATGGGCGTGGGCCACTTGCCCTTGAAGAATAGATCAGCTTCAGAATCGCGGCGCCCTTGCAGTAGGCCATTGCCCGTGTAGTTGCCGCGCAAGTCCTTCTCTGCGGGGAACAGGGCGCCTCCCATGAAATCCTTGACCCACTGAGCCTTGAGGATGGCACCCGTGTTCCAGTGGAATGACAGAGCGGCAGCCACTTGGTTTTCGCTCAGATTGCGATCCCCAAATGCTTTGATGATCGCGGGGAGATAGTCATGGTTGAGCGCATTGACGGCTGCGCGCAAACAAGTGACGATTGGCGTTTCCTTGTCCTTGTATTGCATGATATCATAGCCGCCCGTAGTGGCCAGCCCCATGCCCCACGACCAAACGCCCCGAGTATCCTTATAGGCCTCGGGGACAATGGCTTCATGGTGCGCCACATAGGCCACAACACGGGGCGTCAGCTTGATGGGCATTGGCTACTTCCCTTCTTCAAACTCAATCAGCATCTCAAGGATGTGTATTGCCTTACGCAAGTCCTCAACGCCACCCTTGTCGCGCCAACGGGTAACATAACTGATTACGTCACCTTCGGCCCAAGGAATGTTGTTGGTCATGTTATAGGTCGCAGGCTGAATAGCATACTTCTTGTAGTGATCGCCACCGATTTGAACGTCAAGCGGCCCCAATACATCCGTCTGTGCGCTCTCGACTTTCTCACAATTATTAAACGCATCTTGTAGCCACTGCGGCACATCTGCTCCGGTATACATATGATTTGGCATTTGTCGTCTCCTTAATCAAACCTTCTAACTTTCAACGGGATGCGGAACTCCTCACCGCTTTCCCGATGATATACGATAGCCTTGCAGCCCCGAACAGACCTATAACCCGCATAGCGATGCCATGCATCATTAGCGGCAAGCGTGCGGTGCGTCTCCACGGTACAGCCAATAAAGTCCTTCACTTGGTCGTGATGGAAATGGCCACAATGCCAAACACGCCACAGCGCCGCAGCCCACTCATGTGGGACATCATTAGCCATAATGGCGCCCAAATCTGGTAACTTCGCCCCATCCCCATGCGTGGAGCCAATCAGTGTGTTACCAAATCGGTAGTAGTAGAAACCACTTGGTGACATGTCAATCTGGATGCGGGGCTCATCGTGAAACATAGCACTGAGTGCTAGGGAAAGGGTAAACGCTTGATGGGGATCATGGTTTCCGGGGTTGTTTCGGACGATTACCTTTTCATGGTGCTCGAGCATTCTGCGGATACACCGAACCATGGCGCGGAAGCCGACTTGGATGATATGTTGAAAGCGCCCATCAACATCAAGATTGGCACCGCTGCGTGGAGTCCGATTCGTGCTGTTATCGGCGTGGAAGTAATCACCAAGATTCAACAGCAATGCCGTCCCGCTGGATGGTGTCTTGGCGCAGAGCCGATCTACAGCATCAAAGGTAATCTGTTCCGCGATCTTCAGGTCAAAGTTTTCCCCAACTTCCTTGGCCCATGTCATCAAGCCAAAGTGGGGATCGCCAAGTGGGATGACTGTCAGCAAGTCCTTGTCATAGTGCTTGGGAGGGTCGGTGGGGGGCAGGGCGCCCTTGGCGTCCTCACATACGCCCTCCACAACCGCCTTAAGCGCATCCAGCATACGGGCTTGATCTGGGCTTTGGCGCTCCCATGTGCGCTCTACATTGCCATCGCCAGAGCGTTGGACAGTGACTTTGCCCATCAAATAGCCGGGGGCAACACCGTGCTCAAAGTGCCCCGGAGCATGGCCAAGGCGGGAGGCCTTTTGCCGAAGCATCTTGATGCATTCTTCAAGGGTGGATTTATGCCTACCTAGCGACTTGGCCGCCTTGCGGATGCTTCCATGTTCAATGAGTGCTTCAAGATTGCTTCGCTGGGTATCCGTGCAAAGACCCTCTATCGCCAGAAAGCGCTCAATCTCTGATTTGTCCATTTGATCCCCCCTTGTGGGAAGGCAATTTATTTCGCCTCAGTGCCACTTATATCGGCTACACCGCCAATTCCAAGATAATTCTTCGCAGTAATGATGGAATCGCGGGCGTCACGGATGGCAATGCGAATTTCTGGGGGCTCGCCCGACACTTCTAGGGCGGTCAGCAGTTTGTCAAAGCCGTTGACCATCAACATGCAAATTTTCTCGCAACGGGCATTCTGGTGGCGTTTGCCAAACCAATTACCCCCCATTGCACCGGCAAGCAGGCTGATAGACGAACTAATGAATGATGCCTGCACTTGCGGGTCTAAAGGCATTTCGGCCATTTCCTTTAACGAAGTTCGTTCCAAATATATGATGTAGCAGTGCCCGTACTCATGGACGCGCTATACGTGCCCCCCGGGGGGACTATTAAGCACCCTATTGAGCAGGTTGACGTTGTGTTTTGAGCAGACCAGAACACAACCCCTCCGATATTCACAATTATATAAGCGTATCCGGAAATGCCGCTTACACTAATTTGTAGGGCTATCGGCTTAGTGCCACTATTTGTGTAAGTTGTACCCAAAGAGCGAGTGGCATTCATGTATTGCCATGTCTGCCCAACACCCAACGTTGTATTAGATGGAGCCGCACCCAGCGCCGTAAGGGCTGTGGCCGCAGTGGTAGCCCCCGTGCCCCCATTGGCAATGGCGACGGTGCCAGAGACATTGGTTGCGGTTGTCGCCGTAGTCGCACTAGTGGCCGTCGAAGCATTGCCCGTCAGCGCGCCGATGAACGTGGGGGCAGTAAGCGCGCTACCATTCCATGTCAGCAGGCTTGACCCGCCTAGGACACCGCTGTTGTTGAACTGAACCTGCGTGTTGGAGCCGCCCGCGCTATTGGATGGAACCGTACTGGCATAGCCCACATTGGTGCCGTCGCAAATGATGGCGGACGTATAGCCCTGCGCCAGAACAACCGATGTACCGCCACCGCCAGAGGTGATCGTCACGGTGTAGGCGCCGCTGGTGTTATTGACTGCCGACCAGAAACCGCCGATACCTGATGGAATGCGGTAGGTGATGTTGGCTGTCAGCGCACCAGAGAACTCCCATATGCGGGTGCCATATTGTGACTCGATGAGATTGGTAGTCCCGCTGACACCAACCACGTTAAAAGCCGTAGTGCCGCCAATAGCCGCGTCTATGGTTGACCAGTTCGCATTTACCGGAACGTCCCATCCGTTCACATAGCTACCGTTAGTCGGCAGGTTCAAACTGATGTTAGTGGTGCTGGTC